TCTTTACTCTTATTGTCTTTTGCCATAACAACTCCTTTCTAAAATATTGCCCGCCCTGGTACAGTTATCCCAGTAGCGGGCAAATCTGATTTTACATATTTTATACATAGAGCATGGTAAACCAATGTCATATATATTTAAGCACCCAATGTACTTACTTTTATCGGTACTCCAGTATCAGGCAGCAATACATCTGCGGTAAACGTTATTTGCCCTGATTCAGTTTTGGTAAATCTCAAGTCCGCACCAGCATATAAAGAAGCCCTCTTTATCTCGATTTTCAGCTGTTTCCCGTTAATGGTTTTAGATATTAGTTCAAAGGCTTTTTCATTAACTACTGTTGCCCCTGTGGGAGATTCCCAAACGCCGTTAGTTGTTGCTGTAGTTACCGTACCGCCAAAAGCGTGCTCAAAGATACTTGTGTCCATATCTCTTGTAGCAAACTCAATAGTCTTTTTCCCTGCAGAAAGCACCTGTATATCTGCAACCTCTTTATCATCACAATATAAGTCAGTAACAGAAGGTGCATTTATGACAAGATGTGCACTGTCAGGAACTATATACTGTATTGTTTCAAGAGAACTTAAAGTCGGTCCAACTCTTATTGATTCAATCCCGATTAATCTGGTATCACTCATTTTACTCACCTCATTTACTTATTACTTATTACTTATTATTTATTATTTTTCTATAAAACAATTTAGCCTTATATTCACATAGCTCATGCTTATCTGGTCTGTATCCTGCATAACAGTCTGATTAGTAATTTCAAAGACATAATAATTACTTGTGGCACTGTAAGCTTCAATAACCTTTATTACGGCATCTGTAATTGTTTTCAGTTTGGTAATATTCGGCAATCCGTTGTCAAAGTTTTTGCAGAAGCAATTAACCATATATACCGGAAACTGTATAATTTCATCACCGTTAGGGTTGGTTAAAGGAATAATAACAATATCCTGCAGTTCAGAGTTTAACGGCTTTTTATCCCTGTAAACCCTGCCGTCAATCGTGCTTGTAACAGATGTTACGTTTATAATCGGATACAAGATATCTGATATGTCAAAAGTTGTCTTCATAAGCCATATTCCTTTACCTTCTGTTTTAGTAACCTTATTGCTGCCGGTATACTGCCTGTAATAACATCATAACCTTTAGACTCTACCGCTGCTGCATAACCCATGCCTGCAATTCCGATTAGTACAAAACCCTGTTTATTCTCCTGCAGTATTTCCTTTGCAATTCTTTTTGCCTGAGCTTTACCTTCAGCCTTGCCTTCTACATTTTCAACTGCAACATGTCCGTCTTTTGCGATAATATAACCGATTGAGCTTCTCAGGTTGCCAGTCTGGTCTTGATAAGTTCTGGTATTTCTGGCATCGTTTACAAACTGCTCACCAACCATAGCAAGTGTCATGATAATCCGTTCTTCAATGCTCATAACAAACTGGTCAATCTGTCTGTCTGTATCCTGTCCTTTGAATCCTGGTATTAACGGCATATTGACTTTATACCTTCATTTCTACATGGTTTTGATACGGAAACAAATGTAACAACACATGCTCTTTGTCAAAAAACTCCAGTTTTGCATCTTTAGGAACGTTATCAACATCGTCAAACAATGGTGCAGTTATAAAATAGCTATAGCCAATCATATCCCCGCTTTCGGTTATAATGTATCTGCTGTTGTTAGGCTGTATGTTGCAGCTTATACTTATCGTAACCAGCGTACCCTCTGCATAAGCTCCAACAGTGTTGAATGTCCCTGGAGTGTGATAACTTATAGTTGCCGTATGGGGATATCTCTGTATTACCATATTGCAGCTCCGTCTACTGTCGGTTCATCAAGACCGTATTTTTGCAGTATAGCTCTTGCCATAGCAATTAACTGGGCTGCGTTATACTTTATTGAAGTTGATCCGTCTCTAAATTCAGGATGGGCAGCCAAAGTAAAATATAAGGATGCGGCACATAAGTCTATATCCTTAGAATTACCTGCCGCATAAGTTGCACTGGCTGTCAATCCGTTATCAAGCAGAATCTTCTCCAGCAAGTTATCGTTACTATATTCAGTTTGTGATTGCAAAGCCTCTAAATTTGTCAATTACTGCTCCTTTACCTCAGTTCTTATGCTCCCCAAGTAGTTGTATGTTCGGTATCTAAAATTAAAGCTCTGTCTACAGTTGGCCAGCTTGGGAAAACATTACTTTCACCTTTGGTATATTCAGCAACAGGGTCAACATCGCTCCACTTGGAAACGAGTATATTGCCTTTCTTAGCCTGTGTTACCTGTTTAGGTGGGTTAGTTTCTTCAGCAATTGGGCCATAAAGCATATCACCGCATTTTAAGTCTTCCAAGAAAGTAACATACCTGTCAGCTCCGGAAGCGTCTAACCAGGGGTCAACAGATACGATAGTATGATTTACATCTTCATAGCTTATTCTGGTATCTATCAACACGATAATTGGCAATCCTTCAGATTCTAAAGCTTCATTAGCCACTGCTAAACTTGGAGCTCTTTTCTTTCTTGTCCCGCCGTATAAAGCATAAGGGGCAACAAAGTCTTTTGTTTCATCAGAAGCCCTAAACTCTACCCATTTGGAACGGTTCATCAGTATATATCTCGGTTTAAGCCCTAAATCACCCGCAGCACTCATTACAGTTTCAATATCGGTAATAGGTTTGGTTGTACTTACTGCAGCAGTCCAAACAACAGATGCTGTTTTCTTATTGTCATCTGGCAACTGGAAGTCAATGGCTTCTTCTGTTACAACACCGCCTGCGTTGGTAGTTCTGCTTAAACTAACACTACCTTTGGATAATGCCTGAAAAACTAACCATTCCATTCTGGCATTTACACCGTCAACAACATCATCAACATCATTAAAAACTAAATCCAAAATAGCCTGCTGATCCGGAGATGCCTGAGCTTTTAAAATGTTATAAGTATTCAAGTCATTCTCAGTCATTTTCTTTTTCATTCTGATGGACGGAATTTCTCCGGCCAGTTTACTAACAGTCCTTCTGGTCTTTAATGGTGCAGACACATCATAAGCAACTACATCGGCTGCTACACGATTCCCTTTACTTCCTATTAAAGTTTCATAAGTTAAAAACGGAGTGGATTTTAAAGGAAAGAATGTAGGCCAATACAGTTTCTCAAATACTCGTTCATTCAAGTATGCCTGCAGATTCTTTTTGTTTATCTCTTTTAAAAGTGAGTATTCCATTATGTTTCACCTCATTCATAATTCGTATTTAATTAATTATTTGTCATCATATTACTAAGACTAAGCAAACCTTATTCTGTCGGTTAAACTTGTCTTCTGTGCGGTAGTTACAAAATAGGGTAATTCGGATTCATCCACAGTTCCTCTTACAACAGCCCCTGCAAATAAATTATCCAGTAAATTCCCCTCATCGTCTCTAACCTGTATATTGTTTCTCAAAATAGCATCTGCACTGTGCATTGGAGTTGCAGTAGCAATAGTGGCAGTTTCATATAAAACCGCTCCTGAAGCTGCACCGGCTGTACCTGGTGTAGCAGTTCCTACGGCAATAGCTGTAGCAGATACTCTGGTAATTGTTGAAGCGGTTGCCCCATACAGGTATATAAATTCGCCCACCTTAAACAAGTGGTCTTCCGGTTCTACAGCCAAAACAGTTGCCCCTGAAACAGTAGCAGCAGTTAGCCTTACGGTTTTGATTACATTGTATAAACCTGCACTGGAAGCATCGGCATTCAGCAATGCACCTTTTTTGAGTTCAGTTATACCATCAGGAAATCTGTCGGTTTTAACAGTAACTCCGCCAGGTATATCTTCTAAGATTTTTAAAAACACTGGATCATAAACAGATCCGCTATCTTTAGTGATTTGTAAACTCATTATCTTTCACCTCATTTACTCATTGTTTATTGTTGTTGTTATTGTCTTTCCCTTTGTTGATTTCTATGACTTCCTTACCCTGAAATGGTTGTCCTGCAGCCCCTTCGTTTCGCTGTTTTGCATATTCCTTAGCTTTTTCTTCTTCGATAGTTCCTGCAGATTGTCCCTTTAAAGGTGTTCCGCCATCTTTCAGCTTCTTGTCTATTTCTTCCTGTTGCAGTGTCAAGACCTCTTTTTTCAAGTTCTCTACTGCTTCCGGAATGTCTTCATCTTTTTCCACTGTAATAAATTTGGAAAAACCCTCTTTCAGCCCTGCCTTAGACAGTGCATCTTTAATCGTGGCTTCCCTTTTTGACTTTACAGTCGTTTCACTCAAGCTCTGTACCAGTTTAGATAAGTTGCTAACCTGGTCTGTTAAATTTGCGATTGTTTTCTGGTCTTCTGTCATGCCTTCTTGACTCTTTTCTTTGTCTTTGTCTGCTTTTTCCTTAGCTGCCTTTTCCTCTGCTTCCTTTTTAATTTTTTCATCATGGGTTTTAATTGCCTGAGTAACCCGCCTGTCCGTTTCACTCTGGAGATACTTCTTAAAAGATTCTTCCAGTCCAGCATCTTTTAATGTCTTCAAAATCTTGTCAGGGTCTGCTGTGCCTGATTGCTTACTTTTAAGCTTTTCTATCTCCGCATCAATTTGTGATTCATCTGTTATCGTGATGTCTTTAGACAATTCCTCAGATAAGCCGGCATTGGTTAATGCCTTCTTAACCTTAAGTAATAGTTCTTCATCCATCTTTATTTACTCCTTTACATATTTAATAAAATTTAAAATAAAAAAAGAGCCGCCAAAGAAAGATTTTATACTTTCTTCAATGGCTCTCTGGGAGCTCTACAATATTTGGTTTTGGAAGGGCAACCCGCAGATTGCCCTATTTCGCTACCAATTGGATAGCTTTAGTACACGCTCAGCCACGTCTTTTTCAATGGGCACTTGATAACTAGCAAGAGTTTAGGCAAAAGTATTCGCCACTACTAATCAAGTCATCGCCAGCTTTAGACAACCTCTAACCCTTGCCAGCCTCCACCACCTACGCAGTATTCACTGTTTCAGTAGTTCATTCTTATTTTACATAACTTTTGCTGTTTTGTCAACGATTTTAATATCCCATTTTATTTCACCTCTTTTTTGTCTATTCTTTTTTCGGATTTCTACCCTGTCCTGTGCTTCGGGTAATTCCGCAATCTCCTCGGCCTCTATTACTTCTATTTCCGCCTCCGCTACCATCTTGCTTTGGTTTTCCTTTTGCCATTTTATTTCACCTCTTTTTGTATATTTCTTTTAATTTTCCTGTCCAGCTTTTTCCGTCTTAACTTCCGGTTATGCTTTTTCCACCAGGAGGCATAATGCCATTGTGAGTCTTTCCAGTCATAAACTTCGACTAACCGTTTATCATCAATATTTGGATTGGATTGACTGCTCATAGCTTTAACCCTTTTTGTAATATTTTTCATAGCTCCGATACAAGACAGATCTCTTAACAAATATAAAACTTATATACTGTAATGGAAAGTCTATGCCGTAATTAACAATGCTTATAGCTTCAAACCCGATATGACTAAACCAGCCTGTAATCTCATGAATATAATAGGTTTCATCAACTATCTGCAATCTTTCAGGATAGTGCTGTTTTAAATATGCCTGTAGCCTTGCATCCGGTATATTGAGATAAACAACTGTGTATTCATTAGACCGCCATTGAATGTTTTGTATCAGATACCTTATTTTATCCTTTGGAATATGTTCTACCACATCTGCAAGACTTATCACATCATAAGAGCTTTTATCGTTTTCCAAAACTGTCATATCTTTTACAGAATAGGTAGCGTTGGGATGTGCTGAATTGGTTTTAGCGTATTCGATCAGCTTTTCCGATATATCGACACCCTTGACCGTTGCCCCCAGTTCTGCAATATATTTTGTTGTTATACCAGTACCACAGCCTATATCCAAAACCTTCATGCCCTGCCTTACAACTTTAGACAAGTCCTGCTTTATTTTGGCATGTCTCGGATTCCCTCTTGTATGGTCATGCTTTAAATGGTTTAGAAAATTATCATAGTAATCTTTAACATCAGCTG